GAAGACCCCAAACAAGCCTACCTCACCGTCTACAACGTCAAGAACAGATCAAAGGCTTGTCTGGCTGCGTCAGTGAACAACCTCATGAAAGACCCACGCATCGCAGCAGTGGCCGAGGAAGCGTGGGAGGCAGTCAAGGACCAGATCGTCCACGACCAGACCAGAACACGACAGCACGTCATGAACGAACTGCTAAAGCATAGTCTGGAAGCGAAGAACGACGCGACGAAGATCAAGGCTTTAGAGCTCATGGGGCGAGCGATCGGACTGTTCACAGACAAGGTGGAACAGCGAACGGAGACGGTTTCGACCGCCGATCTGAAGAAAGAACTTGAGCAGACGATCGCCCTCATGGACGAGAAGCCTGTCAACCGTTCCCTGCAGTGATAGGCGGAAATCGCACTACGCCTAACTCAGGCACTGCACGCTCCAGAGGGAGAAACGGCCTGTATCGACGTATGAGCGCATGCGATCGCGCAGTGATACACAGTGACGCACGCAGCGCTCGGCAGGCCCTAGGGGCATTTAAACACGCTGGAGAGCCATCCCCACCGGGGTGGCACCCCCTAGAATCGTGACGCCGCTGCGCCACGCTATACGCTATATTCCACTCATTCCATCACCACCACTCACAATACCCCCACACTCCACTCAACTATTCTTCGAGGGGGGGTACCCTATCGTTTTTTTGGCGATGTTGTATTTAAACGTCGATCTGTGGATAATCTAGGGAACGTTACCCTTTTCGTCCCCCCCGGGGGGTATATATTTTGTGGAAGATTTGACGCCTAGGCAGAAGCAGGTATACGAGTTTATCAAGGCGTATATCAAGCTGAAGGGATGTTCGCCGTCTTACTCGGCGATATCGCAGGGATTGAACCTGAAGAGTAAGGCGCACATACACCGGGTGATACATAGAATCCGGAAGAAGGGGTATTTGGTTGTCCGTCCCCACAAGGCCAGAGGGGTTCGGTTGGTTGATAAGTCGGTAATGGATATGAGTTACCTGTGATTCTGGCCAAGGAAGAGTTGGAGAAGTACATCCAGATACTGGATGCGCTCCCGGATGATTCCCCGGAGAAGGGGAAGATATGGGAGTTACTGAAGGCCCATAAGAGGGGTTTGTGTAAAGACCGGTTTATGCCGTTTGTGCGGGAGATGTGGAGTGCTTTCATCCCCGGCAGGCATCACGCGGTTATGGCAGATGCCTTTGAGAGGGTCGCGCGGGGAGAGCTTAAGAGGCTGATTATCAACATGCCGCCCCGGCATACGAAGTCAGAGTTTGCTTCGTATCTCTTCCCGGCATGGTTTCTTGGAAATTACCCTGAGAAGAAGATCATCCAGACTGCCCACACGGCAGAACTGGCGGTAGGTTTCGGCCGTAAGGTCCGTAACTTGGTGAATTCTCAGGATTACCAGAATGTCTTCCCGGTAAAGCTTTCTTCGGACAGTAAAGCTGCCGGTCGCTGGAACACTGACAAGGGCGGGGATTACTTCGCTATTGGTGTAGGCGGTGCGGTAACCGGTAAGGGTGCGGATGTCCTTGTGATTGACGACCCGCATTCAGAGCAGGAAGCCATGCAGGGCAATCCGGCGGTGTATGACCGGGTTTATGAATGGTATTCCTCTGGTCCCCGGCAGCGTTTACAACCGGGCGGGGCTATTGTGATCGTCATGACCCGGTGGTCCAAAAGGGACCTAGCCGGGCAGATTCTTCAGAGAAGTGCCGCAAGGGACGGGGAGAACTGGGAAGTTATCGAGTTCCCAGCCCTCCTTCCGTCAGGTAACCCCCTATGGCCCGAGTTCTGGCAGAAAGAAGAACTTGAGGCTATCAAGAACGAACTCCCGGTCGGGAAATGGGAAGCCCAGTACCAGCAGAACCCCACCTCGGAAGAGGGCGCTATCATCAAGCGGGAGATGTGGAACATCTGGGAGGAGGATAGACCCCCTCAGTGTGACTACATCATCCAGTCTTGGGATACCGCCTTTGAGAAGCACAACCGGGCGGACTACTCAGCTTGCACCACGTGGGGAGTCTTCTACCGCGAGGTGGACGACAGACTCGTGGCGAACATCATCCTTTTGGACGCCTTCAAGGACCGGATGGAGTTCCCGGAGCTTAAGTCCATGGCCTACCAGATGTGGAAGGAATGGAACCCCGACACGATCGTGGTTGAGAAAAGGGCCTCCGGGGCACCCCTTATCTACGAGATGCGCAAGGCAGGCATTCCGGTGTCGGAATATACCCCCACCAAAGGTTCGGATAAGATAGCCCGTGTAAACGCAATATCGGATATGTTTAGCTCCGGGTTAGTCTGGTGTCCCGATATGCGCTGGGCAGAAGAGGTCATGGAGGAGATGGCGTCCTTCCCGAACGGGGATCATGACGACCTTGTGGACTCGTCCTCTCAGGCCCTTTTGAGATTCAGGCAGGGCGGTTTTATACGCGCTCCCAGTGATGTGCCCGATCAACTGTTGCCCCGCAGAAAGGCTAAGTACTACTAATGAACCGTAGAAACTTCCTGCAAGCACTCGGCGGAGCGACGCTGATTACGGCCGTTCCTGTTCTGGCGTCTACACCCGCAAACCTGACCCAGTGGTTTGAACAGAACTTTGAATGCTGGATGGGTCAGCCTTCGCCTTACCACAAAGACCCCGATGGGGCGCAGCATAAGTATCAGACCTTCGCGGCTGGCGTTCTAGGCGACGATGCAGAAAAAGCCAAGCTGCAGCTTACCCAATACTTTGTGAACATGTTTACCCCGTTTGCCAACCCCAAGCAAAGGGCAGTGTGGCGGGCGACGCCGGAGTTTGCGTCCGGAGAGCTGGTTACCTATGGTAAGTCATGGATGACGGCAGAACAGATCGAAGATACTCCGCGTGGAGAAACGGTTGCTGTCCCCGCCGGGGTTGAATTTGATTTATACACCGGGGCTTATCGGTACGTGGACCGCAAGGAAACTATACATAGGATGCGTTTCCGCGTAGCAATCATTGGTAAATATCGTGAACTTGAAGCCCTCGCAAAGCCCGAGGGTAACCCCGTCAAGGTGGTTTAAATGTCCATAGAAAAATCGCTTTATGAAGCACCTCTCGGCATGGAGTCTTTGGTCCCCATGGAGGCCGAGATTGAAATCGAAATGGAACCGGACGAAACCACCATCGAGGTGGAGATAGCCCCCGTTACATTCGAGCAGAACCTGATTGATGAGATGCCTTCCAGTCTTGTTGAGGGCCTTTCGTCTGACGTTCTGGACTTCATCCGGAACGATCGGGATTCTCGCCGGGACTGGGAGAAAGCCTATGCTGATGGCATCAGGCTTCTTGGTCTTAAGATTGAACAAAGGACCGAACCATGGGATGGCGCTTGTGGCGTCTTTCATCCCTTGCTGGCAGAGGCAGTGGTACGGTTCCAGTCTGAGTCTATCCTTGCGACCTTCCCCGCATCCGGCCCGGTAAAGACACAGATCATTGGAAAGATTACCAGAGAGAAGGAAGAGGCTGCCGCTCGGGTTCAGGAAGACATGAACTACGAACTCACCAATAACATGGTTGAGTACCGTTCCGAGCACGAACGGCTTCTGTGGTCCCTCCCTCTGGCCGGTTCAGCCTTCAAGAAGGTCTACTTTGACCCTAATTTAAACAGGCAGGTGGCCATCTTTGTTCCTGCCGAAGACATCATCGTTCCTTACGGTGCTTCCGATCTGGAGAGTTCTCCCCGGATTACCCATCGTATGCGGAAGACAGAGAACGAAATCCGCAAATTGATGGTGGCGGGGTTCTACCGGGATATTGAACTGCCGGGACCGGAGCTTTACCGGACCGACATTGATGACCGTAAGAACCAAGAGACGGGCGTAACGGCAATCAAAGACGACCGCTACACCATCTACGAATGCCATTGCGAGCTTGACCTCGAAGGCTTCGAAGACAAGGACGAAAACGGCGAAAAGACGGGCATAGCCCTGCCTTACGTCGTGACCATGCTGTCTACTGGCGAAGTTCTGGCTATCCGGCGCAACTTCCTTGAGGACGATCCTCTGCGTAAGCGCCGCATGCACTTCGTCCACTACCCCTACATCCCGGGTTTTGGGTTCTATGGCTTCGGTCTTATCCACCTTGTGGGTGGTTTTGCCGAGTCTGCGACCTCTTTGCTGCGCCAGCTTGTGGATGCGGGCACCCTTTCCAACCTGCCGGGCGGATTTAAGTCCAAAGACCTGCGGGTTAAGAACGACGACACCCCGATCGCCCCGGGCGAGTTCAGGGATGTGGACGTTGTGGGTGGTACTATCCGCGATTCCATCCTTCCTCTGCCGTACAAAGAACCTTCGGCTACCCTGTATCAGCTTCTCGGGACGATTGTCGAGGAAGGACGCCGGTTTGCCTCGGTGGCAGACCTGAAAATCTCCGATATGTCGGCCCAATCCCCGGTTGGAACGACGCTCGCCATCCTTGAACGCAACCTGAAGGTCATGTCGGCCGTTCAGGCGCGGGTTCATGCTGCGATGAAGCAGGAATTCAAGCTTCTGGCGGGGATTGTGAGGGACTACACCCCTCAGGAATACACCTACGAGCCGGAAGGCCCCCGTCGTTCTAAGTTTTCTGACTACCGGCACTGCGAAGTCATCCCGGTTTCTGACCCGAACGCCTCTACCATGGCGCAGAAGGTGGTCCAGTATCAGGCGGCCCTGCAGTTAGCCCAAGGCGCACCCCAGATTTACGACCTTCCGCAGCTTCACCGGCAGATGCTTGAGGTTCTGGGCATCAAAAACGTCCAGAAAATCGTCCCGCTCAAGGACGACTTCAAGCCGACAGACCCTGTTTCCGAGAACATGGACATTATTCAGGGCAAACCGGTCAAGGCATTCATTTATCAGGACCACGAAGCCCACCTTAGGGTCCATTTAAACGCCATGCGAGACCCGAAAATGCAGCAAATTATCGGGCAGAACCCCATGGCGCAGCAGCTTCAAGCCCAACTCATGGCCCACGTCTCCGAACACGTGGCATTCCAGTACCGTGCGGAGATTGAAAAGATGCTCGGGGTGCCTCTCCCGCCCCCGGAAAGCCATCTCCCGGAGGATATCGAAGTCGATCTCTCCAGAACTGTGGCCATTGCCAGCGACAAATTGCTCCAGAAAGACACTGCCGAGGCCCAGCAGCAGCAGGCCCAGCAGCAAGCGCAAGACCCCGTCCTGCAACTGCAGATGCGCGAGCAGCAACTGAAGGAAGCCGAGTTCCAGCACAAGCAACAGATGGATCAGGCAGAACTCAACCTGAAGATGCAGGAATCCCAGCTTAAGAATTCGCTTGAGAACAAGCGCATAGATACGCAGGCACAGGTTGCCGGCGCACAGATCGGTGCCAAGAAAGCCGAAGCAGAGGCAAAGATTGCCAACGATCAACTACTCGAAGGAGTGAAACTTGGAATTGAAAGAGTATCTCGTCAAAGAACTGGACAAGACTAAAGACTCCCTGATTGAGTCGATCGTCTACCGGACCAAGGAGGACTACGCCGCCTACCGGGAAACAATCGGTGAGATCAGGGGAATCCAACGTTCCATTCGACTGATACAGGACCTCCCCGACGAGTAAACGCTAACTTACCCCTCTCTGCCGGGTTGGCAGTGCCACCCTTCTTCGGAAGGCTATAAACGCACTATGCGCAAAGGAAGAAAATGTCCGATCTAAAGATGCCTGAGCCTTCAGGCTACAAGATTCTTATTGCCATTCCCAAGCTAAACGAAACATTCGAAAACACCAACATCGTCCGCCCGGACGTGGTGGCGAAAATCGAAGAGACCGCCAGTGTCGTCGGCCTCGTGGTGAAGCTTGGTCCGGATGCCTACAAAGATACTGAACGCTATCCCAACGGTCCGTGGTGCAAGGAAGGCGACTTCATCATCATGCGGGCATACAGCGGCACAAGATTCAAAGTGAAGACGGAAAACGGAGAGCAGGAATTCCGCCTCATCAACGAAGATACCGTCGAAGGTACCGTTGCCGATCCCCGGGGAATCACCCGCGCCTAAGGAGCAAACATGCAAGAACAAGCCCAGAATGTGGAATACGAGTTGGACGAGCAGCCCGCAGCACCTGCGGAATCGGAGAATTCGGCACCTGAAATCGAAGTTTTTGATGACACTCCGCCGGAGGATCAGAACCGCAAACCGATTGGCGATGTCGATGTTCCGGATGATGAAATCTCCCAATACAGCGAGAACGTTCAGCGCCGTATC